TGTGCTTCTTCGTTTCCTTCGCTAACGATGTACTTGTGATCAAGGAAATCGTCGATGAACGGTTTGACCATCTTGTCAAGCAACCCGTAATCTAAGACCATGCCGTTCTCAGCTGGTGTGCCAAATAGAGTTACGACAACACGGTAGTTGTGTCCGTGCAAACGTCCGCACTTAGGATGACCTTCTAGCCTATGTGCAGCGCTAAACCAATATTCACGTGAGATGGATGTCAACATTAGAACGCTCCCCAGCCTTGTAATCCTTCAGGCCAAGTAATGTGTGCATCATAAACTACCGGATCGACGAATCCTGCAGTCTCGAAAGCTTTGATACGTTCCAAGCAAGTCGGGCAAGCGCCGCAATGCAGCTTACCACCACGGTAGCAAGACCACGTTAGCTGTAATGGAACTCCTAACGAATGCGCTCTCTGCACAATTCCTGCTTTAGTCATCCACTGAAAGGGCACTTCGAGACGCACTTTGCGATGAGTACCTACATAGACTGCCGCAGCCATCGCACCCATGAATTCGGGTGTGCAATCCGGGTACGCAAATCCTTGCGCATCAGAAGCATGTACTGCAACCCACACACGATCAAAGCCGTGTGCCTCTGCGTAAGCTACTGCTTGCGATATAAGGTTTGCGTTGCGGAAAGGAACTACTGTTGCTGAAGGGCTCTCCTTTTCAGGGTCGTGATACTCCTCATTAGGAACTTCTTGACCACCTTCAAGCAAAGCCGAGCCGCCAGGCACTGCGAACACTTCCGGTTCCATTGCAATAACTTCCCGAAGGATGCCATAATGCCTTACAACCATTTGTGCCGCTCCGTTTTCGGATGCCTGATGTTTAGACCCATAGAGCAAGCTTAACGCGACTACTTCATCGCTTTGCTTTATGGCCTGTGCTAGGGCGGTAGTCGAATCCATCCCGCCACTTAGCAATACAATTGATTTCATAACTGTCTCCTTGCTATGATAGTTGTATGCTCGTTACAGGTTTCAAACTCCCGTACGACCATCTTCTCACGATCAACCTTCAAAAGCTCAAACTCCCGAGCGCGGAACATCTCAACGATATCCATCGGATTGCCGTGAGGCGGATGTACTTCAACAATCCAAGTATGACACATTGGAAAGCGATCAATTTCAGAAGGCAGACATTTGAATTCTGCTCCCTCAATATCCATCTTATAGACATCGACATGATTGATGAAAGTTGCAATGCCATGCTCGTCTATCTCTTGATTGATAAACACTCCAAGAAGATTGTTGGCTCTGAAGTTACGCTTAGCAATCCGAATAGCCTTAGCATCGCTGTCTATAGCGATTATCCATGCCGGAAAGAATACAAATGAGTAGTAACCGTGATGACATCCAGCATCGACAACCTTCATTGTCGGTTTGAAGTCTATATTATTCCGAACCCATTCATACTCTAAAACAGCATGTTTAGGTGGCGGTGAATACCAACTCTTGAAGCGCCTCTCGGTTTCGAATGTTGCCCAAGACATTATCGCATGGTTAGTATAAAGCATTATATCCTCATCGTAAACGTGGCACCTGATAACTTTAGTGGTATATCTAAACCGTTATCGTATGCCTTTTGAATGTCAATGCCATACATCCAGGCGTCGCGAACGACTTGCCCATCCAACATGTACGGGGCTTCTTTTAATTGCATTCTTATAGCATCCCGTTCAAGTGAACCGCGGCCGCTGCGACGCCTGGATGTAATCCACCAAGTGTGTGCAGGTGCTAACTGAAACCAGACTATGTTATTTGTTTCGTCATAGTAGTAGTTGAATAGTACAGTACCACCTGCTATTGCATTGACGACATCCTCCACCATGGTATCTGCAAACGTTCTCGCTCTGCCAGCCTCAATGTCGAATACCGAGGTAATTGACCTCTTGAGGACGTCTGCAGGCGGGATTTCGCTGCCTGTAACGCTACACCATAAACGAATCCCAAAGTAAGTGACGATATGGTTATTGCGCACACGATCAGGCATTTTCTTAGGAAACGCAGTAAGTACATCATTACGGCACTCCTCGAGTAACTCTTTCAGGTTCTCTTCTTTTTGGAGGACTCTTTGAATAAAGTATCCGCCAAAGTTTTCCGGTAGGTTATATTGGAGGTTCTTAAATGTTGCATATGCTTCAGAACCCTCCTCAACAGTCTCCGGGTGCAGCTGAGCAACAACCATACGCTCTTGAGCTGCAGGGTCTGCAATAAGGTCTTCTCCGTCGACTGTGAAAGGTGCAGATAAAGGGTAATCAACTGTCGTTTGATCGCCTCGACCTCTCGGATCGTGTCCTGTGTCGTACGATAGAAGGATGAAACGGATGAATCTTTCGACGAGCTCATAGCGAAACTCCGAAAAGGCTAATGGAATAGCATTTGTAGAACCCATTAGTGCCAGTGTAACGAAGCGAGTAGTTCCAGAATCGTATGTCTTCGGGTCTGTTTGGCCAAAGAGCTTCATAAACACTCGTTGAATCAAAGTCGTCTTTCCTGACCCTTTTGTTCCCGTTACGTTCATTATCGGGAAACGGTACTTGTGTTCTTCTAACCACGGCTTCAGACATGTCGCACTATACCATCCAATCATTGGCCAAATAGTTTCCGCGTCATTTAGCTTCGGAACCATTTCGGCCAGGAAGTCCAATTCTTCTTGAGTGCATTCGGTAGAAAGGTTTATCGAAGGATGCTCTTTCTGTGTAGGAAGCCAACAGATTGGAGCCGAATAACCTTCCCAAATACTTGCTGGGCCGAGCGTCTGATTATCTCCGAGAAACAACCACTGGTCTTTGATTTTATGCAACCCTAACATCTCAGTAGCTGCGACTCTCGGCAAACCGTTCTCGCCCAGCACATCAAGCAGATATGGTAAAACAAGCCTAACGTCTCTATCAGATCCCAAAAACTGCCAAGCCGCAACGGGTGCTTCTCTGTCGAATTTGGTTACTGATGTAAATGCGTTGCGTGAGAATGTAATATCTTTCCATGTATAGTTGTTCGCGTTGACATCGCACACAACAGCATCTGTCGACCCAAATGCAGAGCCGTCTAACAACACTGTTGGGTCTAATGTAAATGTACTAACTCTGCGCGTAGCGTTTTTCGTGCTAACATAGAAACCGTCTTCTTTAGCACTAATCTCGGCATTCGCTGACTTCGCAGCGGGTGTGCCTTTCGCGCGCATCTTCTCAACGGAATGCTCTAAGTACTTTACTTCAGTACGTGCTTTATCTCCGCAAGGCTGGTGTGCAAAGATTGTAAAGATAAGTTCGTCTGAAGCTCCAGCAGAAACCAAAGCTCTCAAGATAGCCCAGTCACGCTCACTCTTAGAAGGATATCCTCGAGAGTCGCCTGTACGTATCTTGTGTCTTACCTTCTTGTCCAGCTTAGCTAGTACTTCGAAGTCTTCTGGTTTGTAATCGATTGTAGGATTGAAGCTCTTCAGCTCAACAGCAACAGGGTTATCTTTGTCTTTTGTATTGACCGTACCTGGTACACGTAGTAACCGATTGACATTCCAACAAGCTTTATCAGCCGTCGGAATGTCTTCGATTAGGAGCTTGTTAAGGTGCTCAATCTGACCAGAGTCTTTAAGAGGCTCTCTAAGCTTCCAGTAGAGATGCCATCCATGTCCGCTGAAGACAACGGCAGTTGGAGCAAGAGTGGGCTGCGGCCTTTCCGTATTATCAACATCGACCCAGAGCACTGCAGTGCCGAGAGTATCAGATTTTTCGTTTCCGTGTTTTTTCCTTGCAGCCGGGCCGAAATAGACATCACTGTCTGGAGGTTTGTATCCTTCAAGCTCAGATGGACTGAAGAATCTGGCATTAGATACCTTCCTTTCACATATCGATATCAATCCGTCGAACGCAAATATATCTAAGAATTCTGTCATGTTATGAATCCGGGTGAACAGGGCAGCTAGTCGCTAACCGCTTAGAGCGGCTTTACGCTTTTAACGCGGTTGCGTTCGGGATACGGTTCGCCCGTTTCAGGGTCAACACCGTTCGAGGGCTGGATCTCAACGACGATAAGGGCCTTTTTGCCGACCAGGTCTTCGCCGTGAACCTCGCCTTTGAAGTTGTTGTCAAAGCCGAGAGCCTTGAGGGTGCGTTTCACGCGCCACAGAGTCTTCTCGGTAAAGGTAAGAGGTTCAAAGACGATACGACCGTCAGTGTCTTTCTCACCAGTTTCCAGCTTCCACTGGATGTCGATCTTGGGATTCCCGTTCTGGGAAGTCCCGTCTTCAGCTGCATGAATCACAGCCGGGTACTCGCCTGCCGGAACAGGCTTGATGCCTTCGACCTTACTAAAGTCAATTGCTGGCATTGTATATCTCCTTAGGGGTAGGGGTAGGGGTAGGTTTTGGGTGACTAGCTGCCCTGCTCAATCAGATCCATAACCTTCTGTAAAGTAGGGTCTTCGATATACTTAACGCCCATAGAGTACTGGTCTTTCGCATACACTGTGTACGTCTCGAGTATCTGTCCTACGTTATAGCGACTATCGCTTTTCGGTAATTCGTTCAACACGTTTGCTGGTAAGGCTAGCTGAGTAGCTAAGCGCATAACCAATAATACCTGACTACATATCTCTAAACCTGATTGTCCCCATAGCAACGGTGAGACGCGACTTTCTTTCTCTGCTTCATGACTCACCAAAATAACGTTCATAGGCAACTCAATAAAAGCATTTGCCCAATTCAACATCGTACCTAACAACTGTCCGAAGCCTTGACGTCCCAATAAAGGCATCAGATCACCAGGCTTGATTGCCTCGCCACCAGCAACACGTCGGACAACATGTCTCTGAACTTCTGTAATCGCATCGACTACAACCGTTCTGTAATCTCCTGATAGGTTATGCTCTGTTGCAAAAGGTGCATCAGCTTTCATGCCATCGGTAATCCAAGCGTAAGGCTCATTGAAGTCTGACATCTTGTTTATCGTAACAACATCAGGACGCTTTTCGCGCTTACGTAATACGCTCGGGTTGCCTTTAGCATTCAAGTACAACACCGGCCAAAGCTCTTCAACCTCAGCTGCTGTTCCTACGAAAGTAGTCTTGCCACAGCCTGGTGTGCCGTAAACCATCATCTTCAGCAACGGTTTGTCATAAACATCATTCGTCATCACTATCCTCCAAATGTCTCATTGACTCATGTGACTGCCGCTTTTGGAACTCAGCATTCAATAAGTCTCTGTAGTTACCGCCTGCATTCAACGTCAAGCAAGCGCTTCGAAACGTACACATTCTACACGTCATCCAACCAGGACTAGGATACAGAGCAGTGCTAGGATCCGTCATCTCTTTAGCCGTGGCGTGTATATTCTCAACAACACGAGCAATCTCATCAGGATTACGATAGACAGGAAAGCGTGTAAAGAACTTGTTATCCTTCTCGAGCCTAAGGGTTTCTATAATATCACTATAGAACTCATCAATAGTTTCGTCTGACCAATCAGGATGGACTATCTTAACAACCGACCGATAGAAGTACGATGTCGTATCGATAGACTTAGCGGTTGATAGCAGTCCTGACTGAAGCTTACGAGGAACTGATGGTTCCTTCTTACGCATAATATTGTAAAGTACGCCTTTGATTGGGAAGTCATATATCTGACGTGCTGCCCATAAGTACATAGTACTCTGTTCATCGTTCGGCAGAGTATCGATAAGCTCTTGTACCGAACGAGCTGTCTTAGCTTCCCATATATAGTATTCCCCTGTAGGCATGTGCTTTACGAGACCGTCAAGACGGCCTTCGTATACAAGCTCTCCGGCTATGTCTAAAGGAACCGTAAAGCTTACTTCCATGTCGACAAACTCAAGGTTCTTATCCGAGAATAAGGTTTCGTCTTGAGCCTGCCACTTTACATAGTTATCGATTAT